ACTACTGGATCGTCCACGTTGACAAGGATCTAGATCAGTTACCGGGGTGGCACTATAATCCTGTAAAGGATGAGGAGTATTATGTTACTGAGTTTGAAGGCTTGTACAGTTTCTATAAACAGATACTAACAGGTGACAGAGTTGATAACATTGAAGGTATACGAGGTATTGGCCCTGTAAAGGCTGATAAGATCTTGAAAGACTGTACAACTGAAAAGGAATTATATGCAGCTTGTATCAAAGCTTATGACGGTAATACTGACAGGGTATTGGAAAACGGTAAGCTCCTATGGCTAAGAAGAAAAGCAAACCAGATGTGGCAACCACCTTCGAGCTTGCAGGATCAGTCTGGAACGTAGTCTATGCAGATCACATGGAAGACATGGGTAAATGTGACCCTGAGAAGCAAACCATTAGCATACGTACAGGAATGAATAAGCAGTCTACTGAGCAAACCTTCTACCATGAGTTAGTTCATGCCATCTTGTTCACAATGGGTAAACTAAACCACGAAGAAGAGTTTGTAGATACCTTTGGAGCTTTCTTGCACCAGTATTATCTAACAAAGGACTACAATGAAGCCTAAGCGTAAGAAGCCACTGACAATTAGACAAGTAGCTTTGAAGCATGGATTCAGGTCAGGCTTAGAAGACAAGATTGCTGAGAGATTGAAAGCCTTAGAAGTTCCATTTGAGTATGAGAAGCTAGTGATTGCATATACGCAGCCTGAGAAGAAACGTACATACACTCCTGACTTCTTACTACTGAGTAACGGTATTATCATTGAGAGCAAAGGTAGGTTTGTAACTGCTGATAGACAGAAACACTTGATGGTTAAGGAACAACACCCTGAACTTGATATTAGATTTGTCTTCAGTAACTCTAAATCTAAACTCTCAAAGGTAAGCCAAACTACATACGGGGATTGGTGCACTAAGCATGGATTCAAGTATGCTGATAAAGATATTCCATTGTCATGGTTAAAGGAAAGAGGTAATTGATTATGTTAGCTAATCTTATTGAAGCTTTGGAGAAGTCTAAAGAACTTCGCAGTGTATGGGAAGACTTCACAGATGTCATTCTTGTGGAGAAACTTAAAGAGACTTACATGAACACTCTCAATGGTGGTTTCAGTAGCCATCCTGAAGACATTGCTGAGAACAAGAAAGTCAATGCAGCCATTGGTATTGTCTTAGGCTACTTTATGTACACTGGTGATGCTCAAGAGTTCCTGAAGGAGGCTGAAAATGAACGTGAATCTGATTAAAGAACATGAGAATGGTGATGCTACCTATCAGTTTGACTTAACCCATGCTGAAGCTCAATCACTCCTTACCTTTGGTATCCTAGAGGCCATCAAAGCTGGCTTACGTGAAGGTGAGAGACTAACAGTGGAAGGAGATGATCTTGAAGATTTTAGTCATACCGGACTGTCAGATTAAAGAGGGTGTACCTTTGGAGCACCTGACATGGGCTGGTAAAGCCATTGTCGATTACAAACCTGATGTGGTGGTTAACATAGGTGACTTTGCAGATATGCCAAGCCTTAGTAGCCATGACATCAAGGGTAGTAAGTACTTTGAAGGTCTACGCTACAAGAAGGACGTTGAAGCTGCTAAGGAGGCCATGAAGTTGTTACTGGCTCCTTTGAAGGAAGCTCAGAAGGCTCAGAAGGAATCTAAGCACAAGGTGTACAAACCTCGTATGGTGATGACTTTAGGGAACCATGAGAATCGCATTGATAGGGCTGTTAATAACAATCCTACACTGGAAGGCTTAATATCTACAAAGGATCTTGAGTATGAGAAAGACTGGGAAGTACATGGGTTTCTTCATCCTGTGTTTATCAATGGTGTTGGCTTTAACCATTATTGGCCTGTTGGTGCAATGGGACGTCCAGCAGGTGCTGCTAGTGCTATCATTAACAAGCTTCACATGTCTTGTGTTGCAGGACATCAACAAGGAAAACAGATCGCCTATGGTAAACGTGCTGATGGCAAGCCTATTTGTGCTATCATCGTTGGCTCTTACTATCTACACGATGAGAGTTATATGGATCAACTAAGTAATAGACACTGGAGGGGCTTACTGATGATGAATGAAGTACAGGATGGTCACTTCGATGAAATGTTTTTAAGTGTAGAATATTTAGGCCGCAAGTACGGCGAAGGGAGGAAATATGGTTAATAAAAACTGTAGTACTTGCTTTTACAGTGAACTAGATGAGAAAATACATCCTTGTAATGATTGTGGAGTATATGATAAATGGGTTGACCGTAGCATTTACATTAACATTAAAGAAGCATCGAAGCCTATAAGTGAAGCCATTAAAGAGTGGGTAGACTGTAAGGAAGAAGTGGACGTAGTTAATCAACCTCCTCACTACACTGAGCACCCGTCAGGTATTGAATGTATCCAAGTTACTGAGCACATGGGCTTTAACTTAGGTAATGCAATCAAGTACATCTGGCGTTGTGATCTTAAGCAAGATGCCATTGAAGACCTGAAGAAGGCTAAGTGGTACATTGACAGAGAGATTGATAAACGTGTTAAACATAACATTTGAAGAACTGAAAGAGGCTCTCAAGCGTTTGGATGAGGTCACACTCGTGGAACTGTTAGGACTCCAGAGTGATGACCTTGTCGAAAGATTTGATGATGTGATTGAGAAGAAACAAGAATATTTAATAAAGGAACTAGACTAATGAGTACAACTATTATGACACCATACCAAGAATACATTGGCAAAAGCCGCTACTCTCGCTACTTGGATGATAAAGGCCGGAGAGAGCACTGGCCTGAGACTGTGAATCGCTACTTTGACTTCATGACTAAGCACTTGAAAGACAAGCATAACTACCCGCTAAGTAATGCAATGCGTGAACAACTACAGAATGCTGTAACTAACTTAGAAGTGATGCCATCAATGCGTAGCATCATGACAGCTGGTGATGCCTTGGAGCGTCAGAACATTGCAGGTTATAACTGTTCATACCTGCCCATTGATGATCCCAAAGCATTTGATGAGGCTATGTATATTCTGTTATGCGGAACAGGTGTAGGCTTTAGTGTGGAGCAAAAGTATGTATCTAAGTTACCTGAGATTCCAGTTGATTTGTACAATAGTGGCACTGTCATTAATGTTAAAGACTCCAAAGAGGGATGGGCTAAAGCCTTACGACAAGTCATTGCCTTGCTATATGCTGGTGAGATTCCAAAGTGGGATGTCTCCGGTGTCCGTCCAGCAGGTGCTAGACTTAAAACTTTTGGTGGAAGAGCGTCAGGGCCGGAACCCCTTGTATCCTTATTTCACTACGTCACTGCTAAATTCAAAGGGGCAACGGGCCGTAAGCTCACTTCTCTTGAAGCGCATGACATCCTCTGCAAGGTGGGCGAAGTAGTTGTTGTAGGTGGAGTTCGTAGATCTGCAATGATCTCTCTGTCAGACTTGGGTGATGACCGTATGGCTCACGCTAAAGCTGGTAACTGGTGGGACGGTAATGGTCAACGTGCCTTGGCTAACAACAGTGCCATCTACGAAGTTAAGCCTGACGTAGGTAAGTTCATGCGTGAGTGGTCAAGCATTTATGAATCACATTCTGGAGAGCGAGGCATCTTTAATCGTTATGCAAGTGAACTTCAAGCAGCTAAGAGTGGACGTAGGGAATTGGGTAAAGAGTGGGGTACAAACCCTTGCAGTGAGATTATCCTTAGACCTTATCAATTCTGTAATCTGTCTTCTGTTATTGTTCGGAGCGATGATAGTGTGGATACTCTACGGAATAAAATGCGCTTGGCTACTATTCTGGGGACTTTTCAATCGACCATGACTCACTTCCCGTACCTGCGTAAGGTGTGGCAGACAAACACTGAAGATGAGCGTTTGTTGGGTGTGTCTATGACTGGTATCTTGGATAATGCTTTACTCAATGACCCTGATAACACTGAGTTGCCAGCTATCTTGGAAGGACTGAAGAATGTTGCTATTGACACTAACGCTGAGTTTGCTGACGCTATCGGTATTAATCGTAGTGCTGCCATTACTGCCATTAAGCCCGAAGGGACTGTCTCTCAGCTTACAGGCACTGCTTCTGGCATCCACCCTCAGCACAGTCAGTACTTTATTCGTCGTGTACGCTCTGATAACAAAGACCCTCTGACTGACTTCCTGAAGTCTCAAGGATTTCCTTCAGAGGCTTGTGTGATGAAGCCTGATAGCACAACTATCTTTAGCTTCCCCATGAGAGTTGAGAAAGGTGCTGTACTGCGTGAAGACTTGAATGCCATTAAGCATCTGCGCTTGTGGCTCCTGTTCCAGCGTCACTACTGTGAGCATAAGCCATCTGTGACTATTTCAGTGACTGAGACTGAGTGGCCTGAAGTGGGTGCTTGGGTGTGGAATAACTTTGATGAGATTACAGGTGTGAGTTTCCTACCGATGGATGGTGGAACATACCGACAAGCTCCTTATGAGTCCATGACTGAGTTTGAGTATCACGACATGGTAGCCAATATGCCTTTAGGTATTGATTGGGATAAACTTGTTGAAGGCACTGACAACGTAGAAGGTGCTCAGCAGTTGGCTTGTACCGCTGGCGTATGTGAGATATGATACTTGACTTTGAATTTAAGACTGGCTTAGTCTTTGGTATAGAAGCTGATGAGCTTTACATCATGGATGAGGAGAACAATATGTCAGAGGAAGCTAATCAAGTTATATACTTACACATAGGATTTATAACACTAGCGTTTATCTTCTAACTAAAAAGCCCCTTAGGAGTGATCCTTTGGGGCTTTTCTTATTGCTACTTATCATCGCTTAAGAATAATACTACTTCAGCTTTCCTTCGTTTAACTAAGCCGGGTAGCTCTCTACCACCTCCCTTAGTCCACTGCATGAACGATTCAGCAGCTGCCTCCCATTCACCTCTATTGATCTTCATCCGAATAGTAGACCGCTGAAAATTACCCAATCCAGCATTGAAGGAAAAGCTGACACACGCATCGAAAGCCCCTTGACGACCAGATAGAGTAGGAGCAAGTCGTAGAACACCACGTTCAAAAAGATTGACATCATCTGCGAATAGTTTCTCGATCTCTTCTTTAGACCATACACGGTTATCCTCCTGTTTCAATGGGAACTCCTTACGAATCATCGTAGATTGTCCCTCTTTAGATACCATTGGTAAGCGTATCTGTTCCTGATAGAGGACATGACCATAACCAATAGTCCAGATATGAGCAGGACACAGGTAAGGCTTATTCCTGCATCCTTCATACTGGTGCATCAAATTAGCCCCAGCTTTGCTTAACTTCATTTCTTAGCCCAGCTACGTGATCCAAACCAGAAGCCTATGATGCCACCTAACATAGCCATCTCATCACTGCTGAAGATAATGTCAGATAGTGCAATTAATTCTTCCATGTTATTAACTAAACTAGGTCTGCTGTACACATAGTAAGCAATCCAAGCATTGATAGCACATAACTCAAAGACAAAGATGTATGTAACCATGGGACGTACAGTGCCTACAAAGTTAACCACCCACTTACTAGCTTTGTCCATGATCTTCTTATCATGATCGTATGCAGCTACAGTCATCTCAGCATCAGTCTGCATTGAGATCTGATCTGTACGAATCTCTTCCATTCGCTCTTGGGCTGCAAAGCCTTGAGCCATCATCTGAAGCTGCATCTCAACTTGAATCTGCGCTAAAGCTAACTCATGCTTCTGGTCATTCTTGTTCTGAAAGAAGTCTAATAGTTTAGGTAGACCTGAGATTAATAGACCACCAAGGGTCGAGAATAGTGATAACATTAGAGTCCTATCTTAGATAATAATAAAGAAACAATCTTGTCAGAAAGATCATCAGGGAGAAACTTAAGGAAGCCTAAGAAGTACAGAGCTACAAGGCCATAGACAAATATCTTTAGGCACAGGTCAAAGGTCTTCTGATACTCATTCATCTACCACACCTGTGTGTAGTTTGACAGAAGGTTACTAATTCATTAACACCAACAAACACTAAGAAGAGGACAAAGAAGACACCACCAATAATCATGGCTATTTCATTCATCTCTTGTTCTTTCTCTTTAGCTGCTTTCTCAGCCTTCTTCAGAGCACTAAGCTCCTTGGCATCAGCTAAGTCCATCTCAGCTTGCCTAGCCTTAATCTTGTTCCAGACATCAATCTTACCTGTCTGCATGAAGAGCATCTTTAACTCTTCTTCAAAGACTTTAGCTTGATCTAAGGCCATTTCAATCTGTAGTGCAGTTCCCATGTTAGAACCCTTACCAGACTGCTTAGCCTGAAGCATAGCCTTTGTAGCTACACTCTTAGCATCAAACATCTTGCCAATCATGGGTGCAAGAGAGCCTAAGTCATTGGCAACATTAGCTGCCTTCTTGACCATACTAATTGCTGACTGTATACCCGCTAGAGCTGTTAGAGGATCAATCATTTCTTGTCTGCTTTCTTCTTCCATTCTAGACACACGACAATACGAGTCTTATAGTCATCAGCCCACCTCCATGTCCATCTAACACATCTATCTGCGTTAGGGTCGAAGCCAGCCGTAGCTATAAAACTCGTAAAAAGGATTAGAAGGGCTAGAGTTAGCCTCTTCATGGGTACTTACTGTTGAGGTTCTTGAGGAACACCTGACAACATTCCTCGCCATGCCATATTAGGAGGAATCTGTGGAAGTTGTCCTGAAGCGATGTCTGACATCAGTCTATTTACACCACGTTGACGTAGAGCACCTTGAAGCTTATCAGCACCATAACCTAGACCTGCCACTGTAGCTGCAGCTGCTGGATTAGCAAAGGAACCTGCTACAGTACTAGCTTGCATAAGAGCACTACGCTCAGGATTCAGACGAGCTACAAGAGACAGTAAAGGATCTCCAACAGGCCCAGAAGCTACACTCTTAATAGCGTTCTTCTCACGCTCTGAAAAGAATCTCATCTTGTCTTTATTAGCAGCTAGATTAATCAACTGTCTACGAATCAGCTCACCTTCAGAAGCTTTAGGGTCTAAGGCACGAGCTTCAGCAACATTCAAAGCATCTTCTAAGACAGTAGCACGAGACAAATTACGCCAGTCCTTACGTGCATCCTGTACAGTTTTAACGGCTGTGCCTAAATTACCTTGACTAGCCAATACATCTTTAGAACCTAGCTTAGTAATGTAGTTATCCAGTTCAGATACAGCCTGTCCTGCATACTTACGAGTTGCTGTGTCTTTCTCTAACTTTAAGTCCACTAAGGCAGACCTCATCTGCTCTAGCGTAGTGAAAGAAACTCTTTGAGTTCCTACCATGTCTCTAACTTGTTCAAGCACTTGGGCAACAGGTTCATGCGCTTTAAGTTTAGGATTAAAGTTCTCTTTACGTAAAGCAGCTTCAACATTGTCAAAGTTATCCAAGACACTCTTAGGCTTTAGGAACACACCTTGTTGATCTACAGTTGCATAGGATCTTTGAGCACGTTGTTTAATCTGATCTAGCGTTATAAGAGGTTCACGCTGTGCAGTCGCAGCTGTAGCACCTTTAGCAGCTCCAACACCAGCCACAGTACCTGCTGCAATACCTGCAATAGCACTTAGAAGTGGATTCTCAGTAGCCTCTTGAACCACATCTGCAGCAGCCTGTCCAGCAAAGCCACCAGCACCCGCAGCAGCTGTCTGTTGTAGTAAGTTCTGACGCAATGGAGCCAGTGCAGCTGAAGTGCCTGACATAACAGCCTGTGCTGGAACACTTGCCATAGCTGCTGTGCCAGTCTGCACAGCTCTCTCAAGACCTGTCTCAGGAGTTGGAAGACCTGCAGCAGTTAGAACATTCTGCAAGCCTTGAGTTGGTGAAGCCATTACTTGCTTACCAGCTAACATATTAACACCTGCAGCCACAGGTTCAGCTAACATAGCAGGGAGTGAAGCTAAGCCTGTAATACCAGCCCTTGCTGTAAGACCTAACTGACGACCAGTCTCTTGAGCTAAACTACGCTGAGGCTTCTCAGCAGGTTTAGAGTAGTTCTGCTGTGCATAAGCTAATACTTGCTCTTGTGTTGACCCTTCAGGTGCTGTAATCTCATACTCCTTACCATCAGGAGCTGTAACAACGTATGTAGGCATTATGAATCCTTGTATTAAG